CCTATGCGATTAACATCGAGCAGGAAATGGCCCGCAAGCTGTTAACAGAAAATGACAAGTTAACTTATTACTTTAAATTTAACTTTAATTCGCTGTTGAGAGCCTCCGCCAATGAGCGCGCTGATTACTATAACAAAGGCATTCGCGGCGGTTGGCTTTCACGTAATGAGGCCCGCATGTTTGAGGATGCAAACGGATTTAATGGAGGCGATGAATATTTAATCGAATCTAATTTGATGCCGTCCAGCAAAATCGATGAATACATGGATGCAAAGATTGCACAACTAATGAGCACCGCAGACAAAAACAACAACCCAGAGGGAACTAATAACACAGAAGTAATCTAATGAAACAAGAAAGGCGCACATTTACGGGCACTGTTCACACCAGAGAGGACGGCGAAGGCATGCCCAAAGAAATTGGCGGCATTGCTGCTGTCATTAATTCCGCTACGGATCTAGGATATTTTGAGGAGGTTATTTTGCCGGGGGCGTTTGACAATGCTCTGTCAAAAGATTACGACATTCGTTGTTTATTCAACCACGAAGCCGAGTTAATTTTGGGCCGCACTAAGGCAAACACCTGCAAAGTGTTTGTAAATGGCGACGGAAATCTTGAATATACCTGGGTCCCAGATTATGAAAACCCTACCCACATGAGCGTTGTGCGTTCTATCATGCGCGGCGATATCACTCAAAGCTCATTTGCTTTCACAATCAAAGAACAAATGTGGAGCGAGTCGGAAAAATACGGATCTATGGGCAAGCGCACAATCAAAGTAATTGAGGATTTGTATGATGTTAGCCCTGTAACTTATCCCGCTTACGCTGACACTGAAGCCGACGCTCGTAGCATTGTTGCTATGCGTGATCAGGAGCAAGAAATCGAAGAGGCCAAAAGAAGCCAAGCCTCTGCCGATGTTATTAAATTGGCTTTACTTAGATACCAAAACCTTTAAACAAAAAACAAAATCATGAATAAAATCAAAGCCCTTAAAGAAGAGCGTGGACGTTTGCTAGGCGAATTGTCTACCTTGCAAACCACCATTGAAAAAGAAGCCAGATCTATGGCCGATTCAGAAACTAACCGCTTAAGCGAAATCGAGGCTCGTTTGGGCGCGATCAAAGCTGAGGTTGAAACCTTGGAGAAATTGCAAAACTTGGCTGCTCAAGCTGCTGGCCATTCTGCAAGCCGTGGTGAGGAAAAAGAAAAAGAAAACATGGCTAAAGATTACAGCTTTAAGCGTGCAATCAATTTGGCTACCACTGGACGCCGCGAAGGTGTTGAAGGTGAATTTTCTCAAATCGGTGCTGAAGAGTTCCAGCGTTCTGGTGTAAGCGTAAGCGCTCACTCTGTAAAAATCCCTTCTGAGGTTTTCAAACGTGATATGACTGCTACTGGCGGAACTTCTGGTTCTGAGGGTGGTGTAAACGTTCAAACTTCTGTTGGTTCTATCATTGATGTATTGTTGCCACGTACCGTATTGCGCGGTTTGGGTGTTCAGCAATTGTCTGGATTGGTGGGTAACTTGGACATGCCAACTGCAAGCACTGTGCCTTCTGCTGGATGGAATACTGAAAACGGTTCAGCTTCTGAAAAGAGCCCCGCATTCAGCAAAATCACTTTCAGCCCTAAGCGTTTGGCCGCTTACATTCAGGTTTCAAATCAGTTGATGTTGCAATCTAGCAACTCAATCGACGCTTACGTGCGTAACTGGTTGTTGAATGCTATGGCTCAATCTTTGGAAACTGCTGCTATCAAAGGTGGTGGATCTAACGAGCCTACCGGTATCATTGCTAACTCTTCAGTTAACGTAACTTTTGCAGGTGGTGCATCTTCTAACAGCACAAACGCAAACGGAATCGCTCCAGTATGGGCTGACGTTGTAAACTTGATGAAGGCTGTAGAAAACGCTAACGGCGAAGGTGTTGCTTACTTGACCAACCCTAAAGTAAAAGCTGCTTTGCAAACTATCCCACGCCAAGCTTCTGGTGTTGAAGGTAACTTCATTTGGGCAAGCGGTGGCGCCGAGTTGAACGGTTACAATGTAGCCACTTCTACTTTGGTTCCTAGTAACTTGACTAAAGGAACTAGCAGCACATTGTCTGCCATGATTTTCGGTGACTTCTCTAAGCTCGCTTTGGCTTCATGGGGCGGCGGCATGGAATTAGTGGTAGATCCTTTCAGTGGAGCTACTGCTGGCTTGACCAACGTTATCCTTAACTCTTACATGGATGTAAACTTGTTGCAGCCTACTGCCTTCGCAGTTTGTAAGGACATCGTAGCCTAATAACTTGACCGCTTGGGGTCATTAAAGTACCAAGTGCCGGGGGTGATCTTGACTGCATCGCCCCTGGGCCAATATGAAAGTGAGATTTACAGCAAACCCTACAGGGCAATTTAATTTAAGTTACAACGTAGGTGAAGAAGTAATAATGGAAACCAAGCAGGCCATGCTCTTAATTGAGGCGGGCGTTGCTGAAGAGATTGCAGTATTGACGCCAGCCAAGCCTAGCAAAAAGGCAAAGCCAGTAAACCCTGAAACCGAATTAGACGCAGAATAATGTTTGTTAGCCGTAGATATACCGCCTTCGCAAATGCCGCCACTGATTACCTCAGTTTGGCAGATGCAAAAACCCATTTAAGGGTTACAAATTCCTCAGATGATACTTACATTTCGGGGCTTATCTCTATGGCAATTGATGCCTGCAGTAATTATTTGGGCTACTCGATTCGCAAAGGAACGGCAAAGTATGGCTTCGACTCATTTACGGGACAGCCTGCGCTTGTGAATCCCGTGAATGGCCTCAATATACCATCGGGAAATTATCTGCGCTTAAACACGCGCTGTTTGGCTATTAACTCCGTGAGCTACGTGAACGACTCGCAGGCAGTTGTTGCTTTTGATTCTGCCGATTGGTTGGCTTCACCTGATCCAATGGGAGGGTATAGCAGAAATATCTTTTTTGAAAATACCCCATCTTCGATTACCGACGATACAATTAAGTACATTGTTGAAATCTCCGAGGGCTTTAATCCTGTAGGTACGTCAGCGGTTGACCCCGACACCATCATGCCCGCCACGATTAAACACGCGGCGCTGTTGTTGGTTGCTCAGTACTACGATAACAGGCAGGCCATCATTACGGGTACTATCTCTAGCACGATGGACTTCGGCTTCCACTACCTACTCGATCCGTACAAAATCCAAATCATGATCTGATGAATGCGGGGTTAATGGATGTTTTGGTGAGCCTACAAAGTTACACCGAAACCATAGATACAAACACAGGCGAGAAGCTGCAAACGTGGACCGAATATGCAACGGCCTGGGCGCAGCGTGTTGAGCAGGAAAGTGGTGCCGAGAATGTAAACGCAGACAGGCGCGAGCATAAGCAAATTGTCATGTATACAATCCGTTTCAATTCTGCCGTAGGCGTTAAGCACAGGGTTGTTGATGACAACGGAGCGCACAACATTGTTAACATAGCAAACCTGCAGCGGAATCTATATTTGAAACTACAAACCGAATTAACGCAATAATGGAAAAAATCGACGGACTCGCTGAAACCTTGGAAGCCTTAAAGGCTATGGGGGTCAGTGTGAAAAGTCGAAAACTTCAGCAAGTTTTAAAGAAAAGCGCAAGCCCAATTATCGCAACGGCAAAAAGTTTGGTGCCAGTTGATACAGGCGATTTGCGCGACTCAATTGGTTTTATTAATAGCAAGGACAACGCCAACTATGATAAGGCTTTGATTGGCTTGCGCAAGGAGTACCACAACAACTATCTGGGCGTGATGTATGAATACGGCGTGCCAACAAGTCGTATCCAAGCAACTACAGGCCGTTATACAGGATCTATCGCCCCTGTGCGTTTTATGCAAAGGGCCGTTGATTCAAACGCCACAAGCGTAGAGGAAAACATAATGAAAGGCGTTGATCAAATCATTGCCGATTTAGCAAAGAAAAATAATTTAATATATAAATAACCATGGCAACTACTGGACCAGTAAACGGCACGCTTATAAGCATCTATAAAGATGTGAGCGGAACCTTGACTAAAATTGCAAACGCAACTTCACACTCGATGGATATCTCTAAAGATATGATCGACGTTACTAACAAAGACAGCGCAGGCGCTAAAGAATTTATCGCGGGCGAGTATGGCTACACTTTGAACGTTGAAGGTATTTTTGAAGGCGATTCATCTGTAAGCACAAGCGGTTTGTCTTACAAAGATTTGTTAACTGATTTGCTTGCGGGCACTCAATTGACAGTTGTAATGACTACCAATGTAAGCGGAGATGAGAAATTCACAGGCGGCGCTTTCTTTAGCAGCTTATCATTGAGCGCACCTAACAACGACAAAGCAACCTTTACAGGAACTTTGCAAGGTACTGGCGCTTTGACTATCGGCACCGTATCGCCTTAATACTTTTTGTCTTATATTTGTGGCATGAGCCACATTATCATCGGGGGTGTTCAGCACCCCCTTTTGTTTAACATGAACAGCCTGCGCAACGTGATGCAGTTGGCTGGGATGGAAAATTTCGCAGATTTAAACCTGCAAAAAGACCTTGCCAAATCTATGGACTTCGCATTAAGTTGCGCGTTCTATGGGATTCTCGAAGGCTACGAAGCCGACGGCAAAAAAACGCCATACCCCACCATCCAAAAGTTGGGCGCATCGGTTAAAAGATTTACAGAGTTGAGCCCTGCGCTGGACGGATTCACGCAGGCCGTTAGTGATTTCTTTAGCACTGACGAGCCAGAGGGAAAGTAAAAGCCAAGGGCGACGGCGCACCGCTAACTTGGCGCAAAATTGAGCGCATCAGTTACGGCGAATTGAATCTAACTGAGCGAGAGTTTTGGAAATGCTCGCCACGTTTTTGGCGTTTGAAATTGGAGGGAATGCGTGAAGCGCAGCAACAGCAATACAGAAACCAATGGGAGATCACCCGCTGGGCAGTTGCTACAGGTATGGCCCCACACTTAAAAAAGCCAATCGAACCGAAAAGGCTGTTAACATTTCCATGGGAGGAATCCGACTATATTAGTATTGAGGAAGCGGTTAAACTATATTCGCATGTCTTTGATAAATTAACACCGGACGCCAAGGCATGAGCGCACCTATAAAAATAGTATATAACATTTTAAGCAACAACTCAGCCCTTACGGCGTTGGTTTCTACGCGCTTAAATCCAATACGGATTCCGCAAGAGTCTGCATTCCCTGCAATCGCTTATAATTTAGTTAGCATTATTGCAAGCCCTACCAACACAAGCCACTCACGCACAGACTTTGCTCGGGTGCAAATTAGTAGCTTTGGCACCACGTTTGCAAGCGCTACGGCGGTCGCTTCTGCGGTGCGCACTGCATTGGAAGCAGTAACATTGCCAGGCACTTTTAACTCTGTAAAATGCCAAACTATCGAATTTGATGGCGAGGTGCAATTGGCGGAGGATGAGGCAGGATTTGCAGGAATTTACCACGTTGCTCAGGACTTTATAATTAACTATACAAGATAATGGCAAGGTCCTTAAATATAGTAATTGGCGCCAACATTGAAAAACTCAGACAGGGCTTTAATGATGCGATATCAGTAATCAAAAAGGCGGGCGGTGAAATGTCTGCCGATGTGGCGAAGAGTGCAAAAAGCATTGAGGAAAAGCTAGCAAGCATAGCAACCCGTAACCCAACGATGAGCACTGTCAGACAGTTGACTCAGTTGGCGATGGAAGCGCGGGCATTAGGTCCAGAGTTTGCGGCTTCTGCGGATCAGTTTATAAAAGAAGCGGGTAGGATAAAGGACAGCATAGGCGATGCCAGGGCGGAAGTTGGATATTTTGCAAGCGATACCCGACGCCTCGATGCGGTATTGGGTGGAGTTCAGGCAGTTGCCGGGGCTTTTGGTGCCGTTGAGGGCGCACTTGCATTGGCAGGCGTTGAGAATGAGGATCTACAGAAAACAATGGTTAAGCTTCAAGGCGCCATTGCTTTGGTGAATGGAGTGCAAGCCATACAAAACGCATTGCAAGCCGAGAGCGCTGTGCGTATTGGAATAACTACGGCGGCCACTAAACTTTATACATTAGTAACGGGAGGCGCTACAGGGGCTACTTTGGCTTTTAGAACGGCCTTAATGTCTATAGGTATTGGCGTTGCGATTGCAGGTATTGGCGCATTGATTGCCAACTTTGACAAATTAAAGAACGCAATTTTTCCCGCTGATGCCGCGCTGAAAGGATTAAATACAACGCTCGATAAAACAATAGCCAAAAACGAGCGCGATATAAAAGTAATGGAGGCAAAGGGCAATAAATTAGGCGCCTTTGCTTTACAGGAACAGAATTTAAATTTAACGCTACAAAAGGCTCGTGCAAACTTTGGCAAAAACAATAAAGAGAACTGGGGCAAAATAATTGATGATACTAAAACGGCGTTAACCGTATTAAAAATACAAAGAGACAATTATAACGCAGCCGAGGCCGCCAAACAACAAGAGCACGAGGCCGAGATTTTAAAGCAAAATCAAGACGCCTACAATAAGCGTTTAGAAAACTTTAGAAAGTACAAAGCACAAAGACAGTTAGAGGCGGAAAAGGCTAGGAATGAATTGAAGGCAACAGAAATCGAAACTGTTGCCAGCGGACCACGCCAAGGAATTAAAACAATAGATCCTGCGCCTATTGATATTAAGGCACCGCAAAAACTTGAGCATACATTTACGCAGATTGATTATGCGATGCAAAACCAAATCGCAAAGCAGGAAGAGTATGAAGAGCGTTTTGCGAAATCAATGGAGGGAGTTAACCAGGCGTTTAATAATTTGACGGCTGACGGGCTCGAAGCGTTTGGGGTATTGTTGGGCGATATTATGACGGGCCAAATTGGGAGCTTTCAAGATTTTGGCAAGAAATTACTGGGAGCGGTTGCGGCATTCATGAAATCATTTGGGCAAGCATTGATTGCAACGGCCACAGCGTCGAAGGCTTTTAAAGAGTTGCTAATTAAAAACCCTGTGCTTGCAGCTGCTGCGGGTGTTGCATTGATTGCGGGCTCTGCGGTGATCACTAACATGCTGAACAAAGGCCCACAGGCTACAGCATTCGCTGAGGGTGGAATTGTGAGCGGTCCGACATTGGGATTGGTGGGTGAATATCCCGGGGCAAGTTCTAACCCTGAAGTAATCGCACCACTTGACAAACTTAAGGGGATGCTAAACACAAACGAGCAAAGCGGATTTGTTGCCAGCACCACAATACAAGGGCGCGATTTGGCGATAGTATTGGAACGATATAACAAAGATTCAAGAAGAGGATAATGGCAAGGAAATACTATGGTTCGTTTTATTCCGTGACAGGCAAACTGCACCGCGTTGAGATTTGGGATGCGCCGAGCGGTTCGGGATCAGGTGGCACAGAGTTAAAACTTGCGGGCGATGGCTACGAAATACAACGCGATGGTGAAGGAGATACATTTTATCAAAACGCTATCAGACCTTCACGCAGTACATCTTATTGGGTCATGCCATCCAACACAGTACTGGGCGAGTTCAAAGCAATTGCCACAACATCAGAACAATTTTGGGCTGTGCTTATCTATCAGGACAATTCCCTGGTGCACGTCGGCCGAGTTCTTGCCGATCAAATGACATTCCAACGTGAAGCCATAGAATCTAAGCCCATTATTTCTTTGGGCGCTGTGGATGGCTTAGAACTTCTGAGCGGTTACAAAGTACAGGCTTCGTGGTTTACCGATGGCAAAATAACTATAGCACAGTTATTTCGTAGGTGCCTAGATGAGTTGGCGCTTAAAGATTACTGGGTTGTTGCCAGTGCAAATACAGATTATTTTCGTGATGCTGTTGCGCCGTTTTCTTTGGATGCTACACGCAAAGGCATTGATCTCTTGCAGGTTGATGTAAATACTTTTGTAGACAATTACGACCAATTTAAAGACATCAAAGCTACCGACATTGCTGCTTTTCAATATGCTGAAAACAACATGATGGATTGCAAGGCAGCACTCGAGCAAGTTTGCGAAATTCTGCAGGCTCGATTCATTCTAGAAATCGGGAAGTATTGGCTTGTTTCTGCGACTGAGTACCTAGATTCAACCGTTGCTTATCGGCAGTTTAATTACACGCTGCAATATATTGGAACTGGTACCTACACGCACGCTGTGCAACTTGGTAACGACGTGCGCCCGCAATGGATAGCCAAGCCATCACTAAGCTACCAGGCTGCTGCTAAGTATGTGCAGATTGACACAGAGCGAATGCTAGGTGCTACTGCATACAGAACATACGCAAACCAATCCGATACTTTTTTTGCCAAAACATTTACAGGGGTGCCAACTGGAACAACGCCAGACGAAGCACCTTTAAGAATCCGCTTTGCTGTTAAATTTGCACGGCATACATTTACCACATCGCCCACGGGCCCAGAGGATAAATCGGATGTAGCAATTACAATTTATTTAAGGGATGGAGGCACTGGCTACCGGGTGTTAGATTTAAATACTTTGCTATGGGTTAGCGCTGCGTCTGCGCCTACTAGCACATTTATTGAAACGATTGCTAATGACTTTCAAAATAGCAACTGGACTAGCTTTGTTTTTGACAAGCAAGT